GGAATCCTGGCATGTCACACATCCTGACGATCCAGAGTGGGAAGATGAAAAAAGACACAAGAGGGTTGCATATTGGAAAGTTTAATGGTATAATAAAAGAGATGAATATTTTAGGAGAAGGTAATGTCAGCAGCTTTAACAAAACTTTTAACAACTTTAGCTACTCAAGGCATAAAGAAAGCTGCGCCTCAAGCAAGACGTTCTATACCTGTTCCTAAAAAAGAAGGACTAAGTTCTTTACCAGAGGTAGATGAATCAGTAACTGCTTATAAAGCATTTAATAAAACACCTAAAGAAAAACAAGATTGGAGAGATGTAAACTTACAACTCACTAAAGAAAAAGTTGCTAACCAATTAGGAATTACTGATCCAAAAGAAATTAAAAAAGTAAATGTAAAAGATAGACACAGAAATCCTGAGTTAGAAGAAATAACTAGAAATTTTGATGAAGGTAAAATTACGAGAGCAGAATTTTTAGAACTTAGAGATAGTATTAAACCTTTAAAACAATATGGTACAGTACCAGAATTACGCTCTTTAGAAGATGTATTTTTATCCATGAAACAAGGTGAAGGTAAAGACTTATCTATTATAGGTGTAAATAAAAATATTAAACCTAATACACAAGTTGAGTCACGTTTTGATATTGATGCTTATAGTAAATATGATAATTATGTAGCTTCTATTAAAGACCCATCAGGAATGTCTTATTCAAATGCAGTATATTTAAAAGATATTGATTTTATTTTTAAACCTGATAAAGCTTTTAATATAGGTAAAGGTAAACCTAAAAGTCCTTTTGCTACAATTAAAGGTAAATGGCAAAATGCAGAACCTGAAGATATACAAAAGTTTGCCAAAGAAAAAATTAATTCAAAAGATTGGGTAGAGGTAGGTTTTGATCCAGCATCTCGTACAGGGTTTTATAATCGAACTACTGGAGAATTATTAAAAAGTGCAGAAGAAGTTATTCAAGTTGGTCCTATGATCTTAGCAAAAAAAGTTAAACCTTTTTCACCTAAAGAATTAGAAAAATTTGCAATTAAGTTAGAGACTGACGAAAAAGTATTACCTCATGAACAAGGTGGTATGATCCAACGTAATCCAAACCCTTATGAAGCAAAGGCAATATAATGTGTAACAAATGTAAATGTAATCCATGTAAATGCAATGATAGCATTAATAATGTGGTCCTTTGAAGATAATATTAATCATTCTTTAACACGACCTAATTATAAAGATTATTGTTGTAAGAAAAAAGAATGTAACTGTAACATCTCTAAGATGTGTAAAGGTAAATGGCGAAGATATCAAAAAGATATTTTAGAATATCTACATTTAAAATTTAAGGATACCTATAAAAATGGCAATTGAACAGAACCCCTTTGAACAAATTAATCCTGCACAGGATAATGTTGTTCCTCTGCCTATGGTAGATGAGTCTAAAGCTACCTTTGAATTAGACGATGATGGTGGTGTTCTTGTAGATTTTGCTGAAGAAGAAAACATTGAGATGGGTGCAGAGGAATCTGTAGGAGAATGGTTTCGTAATCTAAGAGATGACATAGATGAAGATGAGTTAAGTGACATAGGTAGAACCCTCTATGATAATTATGAGTCTGATAAAGACTCTCGTAGTGAATGGGAGTCTATGTTTGAAAGGGGCTTTGATCTTCTGGGACTCAAGATCGAAGAAGCATCTGAACCTTTTGAAGGAGCATGTACAGCAGTACACCCTCTCTTAATTGAATCAGCAGTTAAGTTTCAGTCTAAAGCATCACAAGAGTTGTTTCCCCCTAATGGTCCTGTCAAGGCACAAGTACTGGGTAAGCATACCTTAGAAAAAGAAAACCAAGCAATGAGAGTTCAGAACTTTATGAACTATCAGCTTACAGAACAGATGCCAGAATACTTTGATGAATTTGAAAGAATGCTTTTTCATCTACCCCTGATAGGTTCCTCGTTTAAAAAGATTTATTATGATGCTTCTTTTAAACGTCCTGTCTCAGAGTTTATTCCTATTGATCAGTTTTATGTTTCTTATAATGCATCTAATCTTAGGAATGCTGATCGGTATACACATGTCATTTATAAAAGTCCTGTTGATTTACACAGAGAGATTAAAGCAGAGATGTATGCAGACATTGATCTTCCTGAAGCAGGGATGGTTAATCCTACATCTTTCTCAGAAAAGATGGATACAATTATAGGATTGTCTCCCTCTAGTTCTTCTGATCCTCAATATGTTTTACTAGAGCAACATTGTTATCTAGACATTGATGAACCTAATTCAGAAGAAGGTGAGTCTCTTCCTTACATTGTTACAATTGAAGAACAATCAAAAGAAGTTTTAAGTATTCGTAGAAACTATGCCAAGGATGATCCTACAAAACAAAAGAAGGTACACTTTGTACACTATCGTTTTGTTCCAGGATTTGGTTTCTATGGTTTGGGACTCATGCATTTCCTTGGTAATCTGACTATGAGTGCTACTGCTGCAATGCGAGCATTGATAGATGCAGGTCAATTTGCGAATCTTCCAGGTGGCTTTAAGGCTAAAGGTGTGCGTATGGTAGGCAACAATGAGCCTATAGCCCCAGGAGAGTTCAAGGAGGTTGAAGCAACTGGTATTGATTTGAACAAGGCAATTATATCTCTCCCTTACAAAGAGCCTTCCTCGACGCTCTACCAAATGCTTCAGTTTGTAACTGCTGCTGGTCAGAAGTTTGCAGACAGCACTGAACAGATTGTTTCAGATGCTGCCTCCTATGGACCTGTAGGAACTACAATGGCATTACTAGAAGCATCCAGTAAGTTCTTCACAGCTATTCATAAAAGATTACATAAGTCTCAAAGAGATGAATTTAAAATCTTAGCAAGTATTGATAAAGATTATCTACCACAGGAATATCCTTATGAGGTTCCTTTGGCAGAGAGAAACATATATCAAAAAGACTTTGATGGTAAGGTTGATGTTATTCCTGTAAGTGATCCTAACATTCCTTCTAATGCTCACAGAATGATGTTGGCTAACATGGCATTGCAGATGGCACAACAATCTCCTCCAGGTATGTTTAATACTGAAGCACTAAACAGGACAATACTTAGTGCTGCAAATATGCCTAACCTAGACGAGATACTTCCTCCCAAACCAGAACCTAAAGCACTTGATCCTGTTTCAGATATCATGGCGTCTGTTAAAGGTATCCCTATTGCTGCATTCCCAGGACAGAATCATGATGCTCACATTCAAGTAAAGATGGCTTATCTGCAAGACCCCATGAATGGAGCCAATCCTATCATGCAAAGAGTACAGCCTATTCTTCAAGCCAATATACAAGAACATTCTGTTTTAAAATATCAGGAACAAGTCAATGGCATGGCTAAACAAGAACTTGGTACTGTGTCTCCAGAGTCTGCACAGAAACCAGAAGTTATTGAACTGGCCTTGATGGAAGCTGCCAAGCAAGTACAGAATGCTAATCAAGCAATGGGTATGGTACAGTCTCCAGAACAACAAATGGTTGCTCTTGAACAAGCCAAGGTTGAACTAGAGAAGCAGAAGATGCAGATGGACCTTGCTGTTAATAATGCTGAAGCTGCTCTAGAGAATAAAAAACTAGACCTTGAAGAAAATAAACAAATGCTTGAAGCTACTAAAGCTGGTGTCACTACAGCAATGAAAGATGAGAAGGCTGAAGCTGACAGAGCCAGTAAAGAATCTATCAAAGCTATTGAAATGATGACCAAACTTTTAACAGCACAGATGAATCAAGAAGGTCTGGAAAAAAGAAGCATGACTGAGTTGTTAAAAGATCAAGCCAATAGACAAGATAAGAATGAAATGCAAGCAGTTGATATGATTTTAAAACTAATAAAGGAGACAACTAATGCCTAACTATGGAAAGATACATTATCCAAATGATGTAAAAGGAATCACAGATGGAAAGCCTACGCATGTAGTAGATCGTGCTTCGTCATTTGGCGATTGGACAAAAGAAGATATTCAGGGTAGCAGAGCAACGCGCTCTCGCTTGGCTGAGTATGATGATAAGTACTGGAAAATGCCTGGGCCAAGTAAGATCAAATATTCTTAATGGATTTATTTGAAACTATAGCTCAAGTATATACAGACGAAATTGAGAATCAAAAGATTAGTTTAGCTCAAGGCAATCCTTCTGATTATTCTGCCTATAAACAAGTAGTAGGATATATAGCAGGATTAGAATGGGCTAAACAAAACTTGAGAGACATTGTACATAAACAACTTTATATTGAAGAGGAGTAAAATGCAACAGGCACATTTAGGTAATGCAGTAAAAAATAATCAATGGACTACTGATGAAGAAGAACAACCTGATCCAGATGTATTGCCAGTACTTCCAGGCTTTCATGTCTTGGTCAGACCTATATCTATTAAAACAAAAACCAAGGGAGGTATTATTCTACCTGATTCAACAAAGGATGATATGGCTTATCTCACCACAGTGGGGCGTGTAATTGCTCTAGGAGATATGGCATATAAAGACCAAGATAAATTTCCATCTGGTCCTTGGTGTGAAGTAGGTGATTATATCTGTTATGGTAAACATATAGGTACAAAACTATTTTATAAAAGTGTTAGGCTAATTCTTATGTTTGATGATCAAGTCATGATGAAGGTAGAAAATCCTACATATCTTGACCCTACATTTAATTTAACTAGTTTTTCTGGATGACTTGTAATTCCATACAAAATATGGTATAATAGTATATAACGTAAAACGATTGTTTCGTAAACAGCGGAGTAAAAAATGAATAACGATGATAACTGGGAAGAAGTTGAAGTCCCTGAAAACCAAGAAGTAGATTATGAAATCGAGGAAGAAGTTCCTCAAGAAGCTGCTCCTCAAGAAAAAGAGGAAGACCCTAAAGAACTAGAGGGTATTCAAACTAAAGGAGCAGAAAAAAGAATTAGACAATTGGTTCGTCAAAGAAAAGAACGTGACGAACAGATTTCTCAATTGATGGCACAGAATGAGTCGTTAGTACAAAATCTGAACTCAAGAGAAAAATCTTTTAATGAAGTAAGCAAACTAAATATTGATGCTTCTGAAAAACAATTGACTGATAAAGTTACTCTGGCTCGCAGTGCCTATATGGAAGCATTCGAGAGTGGAGAAAAAGAAAAGCTTCTTCAAGCTCAAGAGATGCTTAATGAAGCACAGGTAGATTTAAAACATTTAAATCTTACTAAAGCACAAATGGAAGACGTTGCCGAAGAGATTGAACAAGAACCAGTACCAGCACAACAAGCTGCACCTCAGTCTACTCCTGATCCAAGGGCAGAAGATTGGGTATCAAAAAATGAATGGTTTGGCAAAGATAAAATTTTAACTGTTTCAGCATTGGCTTTAGATCAAGAACTTAAAGAAGAAGGGTTTGATACAAATGATGAAGAGTTTTATAATGAAATTGATCGGCGGCTTGCAGAAGCTTTTCCACATAAGTTTACAGCCAATACAGTGGATGTGGAAGAAAATCAAAATCGTGTGCAGGAACCTACGTCAACTCCTGCTCAAGTGGTGGGAAGCAGTTCGCGCTCTGCTCCCAATTCCTCCAAAAGCAAAGTAAAACTAACAAAAGAAGATGTTAGGCTTGCCAATAAGTGGAACATACCTCTTGAAACCTATGCTGCACAGAAGCTTAAAGTTTCTAATGCAGATGGCGAATACACTGAAATTAACTAGCGCGGAGGACATGAAATGACACGCGAAAAATCACGTACTGATACTCTAAGAGAAACAAACACCAGACAAGAAAATTTTGTCTTTGAAGAGCCTGATGCTTTGTCTGTACCGCAATCGGTAGAGCAAAGATTTCAAAACGAAGGACTATCCCTTCGATGGATCAGAATCTCACTTAAAGGCAAAGAAGACATTATGAATGTTGGAAAGCGAGAGCAAGAAGGATGGACGTTTGTTGAACCTGGAGAAGTTCCTGAAATGGCATCAACATCCTACGTGAGGGATGAAGGCAGATACTTGGGTGCAGTCTGTCGTGGAGACGTAGCCTTGGCTAAGAAGCCTACCAACCAAGTAGAAGCGAGACAAGCTTTTTATGAAAAGAAAGCAAATGATATGATGGATGCTGTAAACGCACAGCTTTACAATAATTCAGATGCTAGACTTAGAAATCTGCCTGTCTCCAATAGTAGTAAATCAACCACTATGAGAGGACGTACTCCTAATTTTCAAGAGTAGTCTCTCATTAACTAGGAGGAACTAGAAATGAGTACAACTAAAGCATTTCGTGGGTTCATTCCTGTCCGCAAAAAAGGTAGTAACTATAACTCTGAAGGTGTAGATGTACTGCCAATTACTTCTGGTGGACTCTGTAGCAATAACCTTTTTACTGGTGATCTGGTTGTTATGCCAGGTGCCAACCTTGCTACGATTCAACCTTTTATTGCTGCCACTCTCAAGCCTTCTGGCGTGTTTGCTGGTTGCCAGTATGTTGAAGATGGCGAACAAAAGTTTCGTCGGCATTGGACAGGTGGAACGTGCGTAACCGATTTGAAATTCCATGTTATCACTGATCCTGATCAGATTTATTACATCCAAGCTTCTCTCTCGCTTTCTGTTGGAGAGCTAAATGTAGTGAAAAATTATAATGTTACTGTTAGCTCGACAGCAAGTTCTGGAGATACGACTACTGGTCAATCCAGTTATTATCTCTTGGCAGCTACTGGCGCAGAAACAGAACTAGCTGCGCGAGTTGTAAAGCGAGCAGAACTTCCTGATGAGAAAGACAGTGATGCCTTTCCTATTGTTGAAGTTTGGCTAAACACTCACAGAGATCGGTACGTTACTGCTACCGCATCTTCAGCTTAATAAGGAAGGTGTATCATGGCTATTAATCGTTCAAGTATTGCTAAAGAACTCCTTCCAGGTCTTAATGCTGTTTTCGGTATTGAGTATGGAGATGTTAATAATGAGCATGAAGCTCTTTATGATGTTGAAAACTCTGACCGAGCGTTTGAGGAAGAAGTTCTATTTACTGGTTTTGGTACTGCTCCCACCAAGGGTGAGGGTGCTGCTGTAACCTATGATGACGCGCAAGAAAGTTATACTGCACGTTATACGAATGAAACTGTTGCTCTTGCCTTTGCGGTTACCGAAGAGGCTATGGAAGACAATCTCTATGACACGTTTGCAAAGCTACGTGCCAGAGGTCTTGCCAGAGCAATGGCTAACACGAAGCAGGTCAAAGCTGCTAATCTGTTCAACAATGGTTTCACTGATACCATTGGTGATGGTGCTGCTTTCTTCTCAGCTTCACATCCAACCATTAGTGCAGGTGTTCAGTCTAACTTGATTGCTGCCTCTGATCTTTCAGAAGCAACTCTTGAAACTGCCCTGACGAATGTGCAGAAGATCACTGATGATCGTGGAATTTTGATTGGTGCCAGTTCGGTATCTCTTCATGTTCCTGTAGATTCGTGGGCTATTGCAGATCGTGTCTTGGCAAGTCCAGGTTCGACGCAAGTTAGTGCTGCTGCTGCAAACCCAAATACGAATGCTATTAATGCAACTCGTCATATGGGTATGTTGCCTGATGGTTTCTATGTTAATCGACGCTTTACCGATACGACTTCATGGTGGATCAAAACTGATGTTCCTAATGGAACGAAGATGTTTGTTCGCACCCCTCTTCAAACGAAGATGGAACCTGATTTCGACACAGGTAATCTTCGCTTCAAGGCGCGTGAGCGTTATGCTTTCGGTGTCTCTGATTGGCGTGGATGGTTCGGTTCGCAAGGATCGTAAGTATAAAGGTCAGGGAGGATTACGGTTCTCCCTGACTTTACTTTAGGAGAGAAATATGGCAAACAATTATAATTCGCTTTTTCAGGCAGGTGCTGGAGTTATCTCCACAGCAGAAAAAACTCGAATCATTGCAGTACATGCTCATAGTACAGTTGCAGGTTCTTTTGATATCAAGGGAGCTACGTCAGGAGTTTTGAAGTTTTTTGTAGCTGCTAATGAAAGCGCAGATATTTATATTGGAGACATGGGAGTTCCCATGGTGGGAAGTGTAAGTGTATCAGTTCCTGCTGATGGCGCTGCATTGACATTGATTGTAGGCTAAGACTA